TGGAAAAACTGTTAACTTACATTCATACAAGATAAGAAATAATGAATCTAATAAATTATTTGCTACAATAAAAAGAATTTTGTTAGAAGTTAAATCAATAGAAGATATATATTTAGTAACAAATAAATTTTATAATAAGGGAATTACAGGTTTAGATATGATTAATTATATTGATAAAACTTATAAATCAAATCTTTATAAATATCAATTATTAGCTTGTATAGGTAAAATAAAGAAAGAAATAAGGAATGAACTTTTACTACTTCAATTTATTGTAAATTTATTAACATTTCGTTCTGATAAGGATTTAGAAAATATTTTAGAAATGTAAAATGGATGATTATTCACTATCTAGCCTTACAGAATCAAAAAATGAGTGGTGTGCACGTTTAGTAAGTATTTTAACTCATCATGTAGTAATTGGTATAGAATCTATTTTTTCAGAATCTCTTAAGTTATGTGAAGATAACTATGAGGAAGCAAAATATTTAATGACATTTCAAAATTTATTAACTGCTATTCCTAATTGGAATGAAAATACTATTAATATAGAAAGGAAACGTATTGAAGCAGCTAGTGGTTGTAAGTATTTAGAAGATTTAATAACATGTGTACATATTATTCAATTAAAAGCTTTAACATGTATTCGGGTAGGTCAAAAACAAAAGAAAATAGATGTAGATATACCCTCAGTTGATAAATTTGTGCATCAAATTTATATTAATGTTGCTAGACGATTATATACTAATATATATCTTTTTGAGAAAGATCTCTATCCATTACAGATGCAAAAAAATAAATATGAGCTTGAAAGATTAATTAAAGAGGCTATTTTAACGACAATACGTGATAATATTCCAGTTGAGCGTATTTTACAATGTTATATGGAAGAAAATGAAGAAGTTGAGTTTCCAAAAGATCAACCAAAGAGTAATAATTTAGATACAAATGAACTAATGAAAGAAGCTAGTGTTATAGATGAACAGCCTATATCAAAGGCAATTGTTGATGTATCTTTAAATCCAGTATTAAGTAAGCCAACCTTAGAAAGTTTAGCTAAAGAAATAAAAGAAAATCCTACACCTAGTTTAGTAGAACCAAAAGTTATACAAAATGAATTAAATACTTCTGTAGTTATTCCTGATACTAAAGAAGAAACTAAAAATTTAACTGAATCAGTTCCTCTCGAACCATTATCAATTAATTTTTCAGATAAAGATATGGTTGTTGAAGGAAATGGTACAGAAGTAACAGTGGAAGCTCCAAAAGATTTAGATACATTAGAAAAAAAAGCTGAAATTGCTCAAGCTAAACGTAAACAAGAAGAAGCTGAAGAGGAATCTCTTAAAATTGGTGAGGATGTTAGTTTAGACATAACACCTATATCTTTGGATATAACTGAATTATAAATTCGTTTAGTTATCTAAACTAAATTACTAATATTATTTAAATGGATAGTATTTATCTAATATCATTAGCTGTTTCAGTTATTTTTTTAATAATTAAATTTTTTGAAACTAGATTTATTTTAAAAGAAACAGTTGAGCTTAAACGTTTAATTATTGATACAATAATTGTATATTTTAGTGTTTTAATTGGATATTTCATTATTAATCAATTTGATGATAAAATAAAAAATTTATCACAAGCACCAGTTTTTGTGGATACACCAAAATTCTAATTTAAAAAAATATGTTAAATTAGAATATATGACAAGTAATTTATTTTGGCATCAAAAAATATTTGTAATATTATTATATGCATCTTTAGTATTATATGGTTTATCACTGGTGGCATATTTTGGATTGAATTTAAAACCATTTTCTCTGATACTTGATCGATTTATTAAAATATATATTGGATTAATGTTAGTTATTAAATTTAATCCTTTAATTCGAACAAAAGATTTTACAGAATTTGATAAACGTTTAGCATATCATGCAGGTATGATTCTTTTACTAACAACTATAATGAGTTGGCTTTTAGGAATTGGTCTTATTCCTGAGAGTAAAAATTACTCATTAACATTATCTTCAAATGAAGGTAAGTAAATTTCATCAATAATTTTATTATTTGAGTCTAACTGAACCCATCTTACAAATTTAATTTTACAATGTGGACAAATACCTGCCTTAGTATGTTTAATATTATTACAGGGATAAGGAATTTTATCTAAATTAAATGGACATTTATTCCAATGTGCTATAGCTTTTTTTTCTAAATTTGTATAGGCAGCACATATACCTCGCTCTTGAGCATTCATATAATTAGTAAAGTTTAAATTTTAAGTTCGTCAATATTCATTATATGAGAACCTTTTTTAATCTCTTTTCTACCTACTATAAATTGATTAAAATATTTTTTCTCAATAACTTTACTTGGTATGTGATTATGAACTTTTCGTGCAATCATTTTATATAATTTAAAATCAGGATATCTCTCTTCATTATTATTTTTATACAAGATATTAATATTATTATCATCATTACACCAGTCTGTAATAATTTTATGGATTGGACTCATTTTAGAATCAGGTGATTCATAATAATCAAGAATAAAGTCATAAATAGAACAACCTAATCGACAAAGATCAAAACTCATATTTGGTTCAATTAATGGTTTTTTATCATTATAATAAGGTTCACAATTATATTGTGTGGCGGCATCACCATCCTTATGAAAACTGTCACTACATATTATTTCTTCATTATATTTGTATATAGCACGACCAAAATCAATAATTTTAAAAATTTTTCCGAATGTTTTAACTTTATAATGTTTACCATTATACTTATAATATAGGTACTTTTTTTCAGTTGTAATATACATTATATTATTAGTATGAAGATCATTATGTGTTAAACTAAATAATTTTTGATAAGTAATAAGCATCATTAATATTTGCGTAATAATACATCCAAGTTCCTCTTGTGATATAGAATTATTAACTAAAAGTTCATCAAAAGTAGATTCACAAGTTTCTAGAGCAATGGCTTGGACTGGAAATTTATCAATAGCAACAATAATATTTTCTTCTTCAGAAGTCTCTGATTCAGATTCTTCACCTGATTCTGAGTCATTATCTAAATCGCTATTATCATTATTGGTATTAGATGAACGTGATGAAACTTCTGATTCACTATTATTAGAATCCTTATAAATATTAATACTCTTATTGCTAGAAATATCACATAGATCAAAAGTAGATTCAGTAGTAAGGTCAACTAGAGGAGTAGTTAATTCAATATTTTCAATATCAGATAAGTTAAGAATATCTAAATTATTAATATCTTCACCAAATTTTAGACGTGTCTTATTATCTCTAGAGGTTTCATTAATTATTTCTTCATGTTCTCTATTTATAAATGTAAAAATATTTCTATTTGCTTTATAGAAAAAACTACTGTTGGTTAACATATCTAGATCATCACTAATATTAACATTATAATTATTTTTGATACCTAAATATGATCCATAAAAATCTAAACCATGAATAAAATTTAGTCTATTATATAGTTGGCTAGTTAAATATGTAAAAAAGGCATCAACATATGCGGCATTATTAGGATCTAAAGTTTTATTGTGACAATTATTTTGATCCAACTTAGGTAAATTAAATAAATTTGTGTCACTTATATCATATTTTCCTGCTAGATATTTATAAGGATCAAGAATTGGAGAAAATTTAAAAAATATAGATTTAGTAGAAATATTATTATTTTCATCAATTAATTTTCCTAAAAATTTATTTTCAGATATTTTTTCAGTGATACTATTTAATGAAAAGTTATTATTTAAATTAATAGAATTATAATTATTAGAATTTAAATTAAAAAATTTTGTATATAAAGGAATATAATTTTGACTAGAAGTAAAATTTACTAAATTTGGATTTGCAAATGTATCAAATAAGTGCTTATTTGAGGTTTTTTTGTAGGTTATCTCCATTTAGCTAAATATAATATTATTTTTATTAATATTTAAACTAATTCGTATTTAATAATATAATTATTTCTAAAAACTTAATAAATGACTTTACAACTAAAGAAATTTGATATGAAAAGTATTACTTTTAGACCTGACCAAAATACTGGACCAGTTATTGTAATGATAGGAAGGAGAGATACAGGGAAGAGTTTTTTGGTAAGAGATTTATTATATTATCATGTTGATATACCAATAGGAACCGTAATTTCAGGTACAGAAGCAGGTAATGGATTTTATAGTAAACATGTACCAAAATTATTTATTCATGATGAATATAATGTAGCCATTATTGAAAATATTTTAAAAAGACAAAAGACTGTTCTAAAACAAATGAAGAGAGAAATAGAATCTTATAAACGTTCAACTATAGATCCAAGAGCATTTGTTATATTAGATGATTGTCTTTTTGATGATAAATGGACCAGAGATAAGATGATGCGATTACTTTTTATGAATGGTAGACATTGGAAAATTATGTTAATTATTACTATGCA